GGAGATGACCAAGCGTGCTGGCTGAGATTCTCGAAGACCCAGAGACGCAGGCAGAGTTCAACGCGAAGCCTGAGCATGACCGCATTGCCTACATCGCCCACGCCGCTTGGGTGGCAAGCGCCCACCGTTACCAGATACCTCCTCCCCTTGAGCAGGACTACACCGTCTGGATGATGCTGGCAGGCCGAGGGGCAGGCAAGACCCGCTCCGCCGCTGAGGCGCTCTGGTGGTGGGCATGGACGAACCCGAACAGCCGTTGCCTTGTCCTCGCGCCCACGTCCAACGACATCAAGTTCACCTGCTTCGAGGGCCAGTCTGGCCTCCTCGCCTGCATCCCCACCGAACTCGTGGTTGACTACAACAAGCAAGACCACCAAATCAAGCTGTCCAACGGCTCCATCATCCGAGGCATCTCAGGCGACTCATACGAGCGTCTGCGTGGCCCGCAGTTCCACTTTGCATGGTGTGACGAGTTGGCGGCATTCCAGTACCTTGGCGCTGGTGAAGCGTGGGATATGATGATGATGGGCCTGCGTCTGGGTGACAAGCCTCGTGTCATCGTGACCACGACACCGCGCCCCAAAGACCTCATCATTGACCTCGTGGGCCGTGAGGGTGACGACGTGGTGATTGACCGCGCCAGCACCTACGAGAACGAAGCCAACCTCGCCTCAACCTTCCGCAACCAGTTGGAGCAGTACAAGGGTTCCAAGCTGTACGAGCAGGAGGTCATGGGTATGCTCGTTGACCTCGAAGATGGTAAGGTGGTCGGGCGCGATATGTTCAAGCTGTACCCAGCGGACAAGCCCTTCCCTCGCTTCGAGTTCATTGTCCAGTCGTATGACTGCGCCTTCAGTGACAAGGAGTACAACGACCCGACCGCCATGACGACGTGGGGCGTGTTCAAGCCTATGGATGGCCCGATGTCTGTCCTGCTCATCGACTGCTGGGCTGAACACCTGACCTTCCCCCTGCTCAAGCCCAAGGTGCTGGAGGAGTGGCGCGTCTCCTACGGTGAAGGGAAGGACGCCAAACGCCCTGACCTGATACTGGTGGAGGACAAGGCGGCAGGCATCTCCCTGATTCAAGAACTCCGAGCCGCCCACCTGCCTGTCAGGGGATACAACCCGGGGAAGGCTGACAAGATGCAACGCCTGCAAATCACCGCCTCCATCTTCGCCACTGGGCGCGTCTGGCTTCCTGAGTCCAGCGTGCGCAAGGGCTACGTCAAGGACTGGTGCGAAGGCTTCCTGTCGCAGATATGCTCGTTCCCTGACTCGACGCATGACGACTACGTCGATAGCGCCACGCAAGCGATTCGCTTGATGAAGGACATGGGTTTCCTCGACATTAACCCAGAGCCTCGGTATGATGACGATGATGACTATGCTTATGCCCGCAAAGAGCGGGTCAACCCATACGCGGTGTAACGAATGGCAGACCCAAAATCCAAAATAGTGAAGGGTGGTCTTAGCGCGGCAAAGCGCCTGCTGATGACCGAAGAAGAGAAGCTGGCCCAGAAGTATGCGGCTGGCGCTCAATACGCTGACCCTCTCGCGCCCGCAACCATGCGGATGTCTGAAGCGCTAGGCAACGTCGGCGCAGAGGGCAAGACCCTGAACTTCACAGAGGCTGACCGCTCAAGGGTGTTCGGCTCTAACCGTGGTGGCGTAGGCTTCTCTGGCCTCCAGCACTACTCACTGCCCCACAAGAACGCCAACACTGTCTGGGGCTTTGGCAACAAGACAACCGCTGACAAGAAGGTCAAGCAGAACGACCCTGAGAAGACAATCTGGACGACCTTCGTGGGCGCTCCTGACCAGCACAAGAGCAACACCGTCGTGCTGAAGGATGCCATGAAAGAATTCCAAGACGCGGTGAAGGCTGGCAAGGTCTCACCCGCACAAATCAAGCTGATGAACGACCGCATCAGGCTGGCGAAGGAGGAGAAGACTGGCTCCTTACTGTTCGACGATGCATACGACCTGACCGACCCGCAAGCACTGTCTGGGGCCAACACCTTCAGCCGCAGGTCTGCTGTGGGTGACGTCCTGCTTGGCACTGGTGTCAAGGGGCCAATGCGCCGCAAGGCATTCAAGGAAGAGAACAAGGGCGAGACGTGGAAGGACGCGGGCCAAATGGACGCCATCCTCAAGCGCGAGACCGACCCTGACCTTGTGGACGCTGAGACCTTCGAGGTGGGCAACCGCCTGTTCGTGCTGGACAACGGCATCATTCACCGCCCTGACCTGAACGAGGCATTCCCTGTGCAGGTGACTGGCACAGACCTTGGCCTCAAGTACCAACTGACGCCCAAAGAGAAGGCCATGCGTGACTGGATGAAGCAGTACGAGGGACGTGTGGACAAGAAGGGACGCCCCGCGCCCGCAAGCTACATGGACTTGTCACGCAACAACCCATCGCAGTTCGTGGACGAGGACTTCCTGACGTTCCTCCAAAAGGAGGGCTACAAGAAAGGTGGCGCTGTGGACATCAAGCAATCAGACGCCCGCCTGAACGCCGCAATCGCCAACCGTATGGCGAAGGGTGGCAAGGTGGACATCAAGGCCGCTGACGCCCGTTTGGCGCAGGCTATGGCCCAACGTATGGCCCAAGGTGGTCAGGCTGGCCTCAAGAAGCTGGAGTTCATGGCTGAGGGTGGCCCAGCCTTCAAGACTTTGCAGTTCAAGGCAGAAGGTGGCTCGGCATTCAAGACCCTGCAATTCAAGGAGCCTCAGCACTTTGACGGTGGTGGCATCGCCTCGCCTGAAGAGAGCAGTGGCTACTCAGCCCAGCCGTTCATGTCTGGCAAGCGTTGGAGCGACATCAAAAAGAACGCCGCCGAGATGTGGGACGAGACCAAGAAGACGCTGGGCAGTGACTACGAGCGCCTGAAGTCCTCACCTCGCGCCCGTGCGCAACTTGCCAAGATAGCAGGTATGCAACTCGCTGGTGGTGCGCCTGACCTTGCCCACCTTGGTGTTGACCTCATCGTTGACCCGCTCAAGTCGGTGACTGTGGACAAGCTGTTGACAAAGCCCGCATACCGCTCGGTGCTGGAAGGCCCGCCCAAGGCTGGCGAGAAGCAAGAGCGCGTGCCAATGTTTGGCAGTATCTCCGACGCCCTGAAGACCGAAGACGGCTTGCCCATCGGTGGGTCTGAACACCTCATCAAGCGTGCGCAAGATGCTGGCCTGATGAGTCAGGGGCGCTTTCATCCACTGACCGAAATCCCTGCCGCCATCGCTGGTGGTCTGGGCGTGTCCAAGCTGGGCAAGGTGGCAAGCAAGGGCTACCAAAAGAATATTGAACCGCGTGTTGACCCCGCTGGTGCGTTGTCTCGCGCCATCACTGACGACAGCAACAGCCTGTTGCCTTCGTTCACAAAAAATCCCCTGTATGCGCCGCAGTCTGTTAAACTAACTGGTCTACAACCAGAGGTAAAGACCGCATCGACGGGGACACCACAAGGAGCAACGTATGCAACAAAACAAGAAGGCCCATTCTATCGAGTCAGCCCCACGACGCTCGACGTCAGTGGAGCAAAGAGTCGCGGACTTCGAGAAGCGGATGAACTACAAGGCCAAGCCCCTGTCGGAGGAACAGCAGGAGAAGCTGGACGCGAAGTTCCGCTCCGCATCTCGGATGAAGAGGTGGCAAGACTGATTGCTGACCCCGCGTCAAATCAGCCCCTTCAAATCGCACAGCGCTTTACCAAGGAAACGCAAGGCACTGACTTTGTAGTCCCTGAGATTTCAGAGAGTTCACTCGCCAAACAATCCGCCATCGGTCGCGCCCATCAACTTGCTGTTGAGGGTTCGCCTGAGTACAAGAGCGCGGTGTTCGATGCCTACGCCAAACAAATGCCTGACCTGCTTGAGCAGGTGGGCGCGAAGAACTACGACGACCTGATGGAGAAGGCGTATCGCCAACTCGCCAAGGAAACCGACGAGCAGTTCAAGCAACTCCCTTACAACTTCTCGTACCACCGCGCAGGCGAAGGCGACTACAAGAGTTCCAAGGAAATGATGGCTGACGTGCATGGCAACAAGCACCTGTACGTCTTCCAAGGTGGCGACCCCCACGACTTCCTCAACCGCCTCGACAAAGCATCTGGCTTGAACGAGAACGAAAAGTTCCGCGCCGTCCACGACTTGCTAGGCCACGCCATCTACGGCAACCAGTTTGGCCCCAAGGGTGAAGAGATAGCGTGGGCCATCCACCAGCAGATGTACAGCCCTCTGGCCCGTCTGGCAATGACTGCCGAGACCCGTGGGCAGAACTCGCTTGTGAACTACAGCCCGCTCAACGTGAGCCTGAAGACCAACATTGCCAAGCTGGAAGACCTTGAAGTCGAAGCCCTGCGCCGCAAGGACACCGCACTGGTCAACGAGATTCGCGCCGCCAAGCGCCAAGAGTTTGCCAACAACTTCCAGTTCGCACCCCAGAAAGCTGTCCTGCTTCCGCCTGAGTTCGTAGACCCCAAGTTCGCTGGTGGACTGCCTGATTACCTGAGCGCCGCAAACCGACCCGCTAAGGGAACCGAAAGCCAATCGGTTTTGACTCACTTCAGCAACAGCCCTGATTTGCAGTTCCTTGACCCAACGAGGTATGGCACTGGCATCAAGGGCGCGGAGGCCGAGCGCCTGCGTGAGTACGCTGGTGGTGTGAAAGACCGCTCCTACGTCTACTTGGGCGAACCCGGGACTGTTTCCCCTGAGTCTGGCCTTGGCGTCAACCGCTACCGTGGCGAGTCTCAGAACCTGTACGACATCACCAAAGACCCGCTCGGCTTCCGCCCACTGGCCCGTGAGTCCAACCGCACACCGTTCACGGCAAAATACAACGCAGGCATCACACACCCATTGCAGGAGGCCAACGACTACGAGCGTCTGGTCAAAGAGTACGGCTACGAGGGCATGATTAACCCGAACGCCAGCAAACCGATGGGCATCATGTTCAAACCAACCCCAGTACAGCCCCGCAAACGTGGTGGGTTGACACAACTTAAGGCGAGATAAGCATGGCAACAGAATTCCCAATTGGCCCAGACGAAGACCGTTACATTGAGGGCATCCGCATGACTGACGAGGGTGGGGCGGAGGTGGATATGCTCCCCGGGGAGGAACCCGATGTCGAGGAGTTGCCTGACGGCTCCGCCGTCGTCAAGCTAGAGGACTTCAAAGGCCCAGCCGAGGACGAGGACTTCTACGCCAACTTGGCTGAGGAGGTCATCAGCATCACCGACTTGGAGGCGCTGGCGACCCGCTACATCGACCTGATTGACAACGACCGCCAAGCACGCAAGAAGCGAGACAAGCAGTACGAAGAGGGTCTGCGCCGTACAGGCATGGGGGATGATGCCCCCGGGGGCGCTCAGTTCCTTGGAGCATCCAAGGTCGTGCATCCCATGATGGCTGAGGCTTGCGTGGACTTCGCCTCCCGCGCCATCAAGGAGATGTTCCCACCTGATGGCCCAGCCAAAACCAAGATTCTGGGCGACGTCACTGACGAGAAGACCGAAGTCGCAGAGCGCAAGCGCGACTACATGAATTGGCAGTTGACCGAGCAAATTGAAGAATTTAGGGACGAGCAGGAGCAAATGCTGACCCAGTTGCCGTTGGGTGGTTCACAGTTTATGAAGCTGTGGTACGACGACAAGAAGCGCCGACCCTGCGCCGAATTCGTTGCCATTGACAACATCCTGCTTCCCTTTGCATCCGCCAACTTCTACACCTCGCAACGGGTGACAGAACAGCAGGACATCAGCGAGTGGGAGTTTGAGCAACGCATCAAGCGCGGCCTGTACCGCGACGTCAACTTCATCCGCACCACCACCGAACCAGAGCAGACTGCCGCCGAGAAGGCCAACGCCAAGATTGAGGGCAAGCAATTTGAGAGCGGTGAGGATGGCCTGCGCCGCGTGTACCACATCTACACTTGGCTCGACCTCGATGACGACGAGCGCACCAAGGGAGAGAACGCGCCCTACATCCTGATGATTGACGAACTCGACCGCAAGGTGCTGGGCTTGTACCGCAACTGGGAAGAGGGCGACGAAACCCTGACCAAGCTGGACTGGATTGTGGAGTTCAAATTCATCCCTTGGAGGGGCGCGTATGCCATCGGGCTACCTCACCTCATCGGTGGCCTCTCCGCCGCCGCCACGGGGTCATTGCGTGCCTTGCTGGACACTGCGCACGTCAACAACTCCCTGACCATGCTCAAGCTGAAGGGCGCGAAGGTCTCAGGACAGTCCGACCAGATTGAAATCACGCAGGTGACCGAGATTGAAGGTGGCATCGGTGTGGACGACATCCGCAAGATTGCGATGCCTATGCCCTTCAACCCACCAAGCCCAGTGCTGTACCAGTTGCTGGGCTGGCTGACGACCGAAGCCAAGGGTGTGGTGACCACCGCCGAAGAGAAGATTGCAGACGCTAAGTCCAATATGCCCGTGGGTACGACTCAGGCGCTGATTGAGCAGGGCGCTGTGGTGTTCTCCTCCATCCACGCACGTTTGCACGACGCCCAGCGCCGTGTCTTGCACATCTTGGGCCGCATCAACCGCTGGCACTTGGACGAGCAACGCAAGGGCGACATCGTTGCCGAGTTGCCCATCAAGCGCGAGGACTTCCGCCGCAACAGCGACGTGGTTCCAGTGTCTGACCCCCACATCTTCAGCGAGACCCAGCGCGTCGCCCAGATGCAGTCAGTCATGCAGTTGTCTGCGCAGTTTCCAGCCATCTTTGACCAGCGTGCGGTGGTGAGCCGTATGCTCAAGCAACTCAAGATTCCAAACGTCAACGAACTGATGCCAAACACTGGCAAGCCAGCAGAGTTGAACGCGGCAGACGAGAACAGCGCGATGGCACTGGGACGCCCAGCCTTTGCCTACCCACGTCAAGACCACCTTGCGCACATCCAAACCCACCTCACGTTTGCGCTTGACCCGACGTTGGGTTCAAACCGCCTCATCGCGCCCAAGTTCATCCCGCAAGCGCTGGAACACATCAAGCAACACATGATGCTCTGGTACACCCAACAGGTGCAGGGCTACGTTCTGGCGGCAGGGGGCGACAAGTTGGGCAAGTACGAAGAGAGCAAGATTGCCAAGGAAATCGACCGCGCCATCGCTGTGGCCTCCGACCACGTCAGTTTGGACTCCGCGCAGGTGTTCCAAGGCGTCATGCCAGCCCTTGAGCAGTTGGGCCAACTCATGCAACAGTTCAAGCCACCAGCACCTCCAATGGAAGGCGAGGCTCAGGCTGTGTTGCAGGCGTCTATGGCAGAGACTCAGCGCCGCACAGCCGCAGACCAAGCCAAACTGGCCTTCGACACCCAGAAGTTCCAAGCAGAAATGGAAAAAGACGCTATGGACAGGGATGCCAAGATTGCCATGAACGCCGAAAACAACTTGACGCAAGAGCGTATCAAGACCGCAGAGTTGACCGTGGACGAGGTCAAACTGCGCAAAGAGCAGGAAGAAACTGCAATTCAACTCAACCAAGCAACACAACGCAACTTAGGAGAATGAAATGGAAAAAGAAGTCAAAGAACTGCAATCAGAGCAAGTACGTCAGAAAACCCGCATGGCGGCTGGCGCTTGGATTACAGGCGAATCACTAAAAGAGCAATCAAAAGCGACCATGCCAGAGGCTAACAGCGACCACGGGAATTTCTCCCAACCCAAGGGCGTGGACAAGTCCAACGCATGAAGTTAATTTCCGACTTTATCGGCGCTGTAAAAGCGCGTCAGGCAGAGATTGCACAAGGATTGGCGCATGGAAATGCCGCTGATTTCAATGCATACCAACGCCTAGTCGGAGAAAACCTCGGACTTGAACAGTCCCTTGAGATTCTTAACTACCTTTTGAAAGAAGATGAAGATGACCGATAGCACGGTAGCGGGTAATGCCGCTGATTTAGAGGAAGCATTTCCTCTTGTAGACCCCGGTGCGATTCCCCTTGGTGCGCGTGTACTCGTGCAGTTGCGCAAAGCCAAGAAACGAATGACTCAATCTGGGATTATTTTGCCTGAAGAGACTCGCGACACTGAACGGGCGCAAAACCCCGTTGCAAAAGTGATTGCATTTGGCCCGCTGGCGTTTAAAAAGCGCGACACGATGGAGCCTTGGGTCGAGGGTATCTGGTGCGAAGTAGGAGATTTCCTACGAGTACCAAAATGGACTGGCGACCGCTGGCAAGTTCCTCATGGAGAAGACGAAAACGTCGAATTCATGGTGCTGAACGACCACGAGGTGATTGCCAAAATTACAGGTAATCCACTTGAAGTGAGGGCATTCGTATGAGTACAGACAATCAAGCTGTAGAACAAGAAGTTATCGTCATTCAGGAAGAAAAAGACGGCTCGGCAACCATCGAGTTGCCTCAAAGCATCCCTTCTCCTGAAGGCCAACACGATGACGACTCCGATGAGGCTGATGAACGCGCCCGCCAGAAGGAAATGGTGGTCGGTGGGGCCGTAGATGCGGACGCAGAAGCCCTGCGTGAGCAAAAACGCCTCAAGCGCCAGCGTCGCAAGGAGTATCACAAACAGGTTTCGACCGAAAAAGACGTGAAACTCACGCTTTTGGAGCGTCAGAACCAGCAATTGCTCGAACGCCTCTCTGTTTTGGAGCGCAAGTCCCACGGAAGTGACCTTGCACGCCTTGACAAGGCAATTGAAGACCAAGATAACCGCATTTTGTTCGCAAAACAGAAAATTGCTGAGGCCACACGCAATGGCAACGGTGAATTGCTGACTTCTGCGCAGGAAATGTGGTTTGAAGCACGCCGACAGGCGGAGGCTTTGGCAAACCTGAAGAAACGCGCTGTCGCCCCACAGGCTCAACGCACAATTCAGGCTCCAGACCCTCAACTCCAACGCCATGCCAGCAACTGGATGGCGAATAACCCGTGGTACGACCCCAATGGCAAAGACCCTGACTCACGCCGCGCCCTAAACGAGGATTCCATCCTTGCGGAAGAAGGTTACGACCCCAAAACTTCCGAGTATTGGGAAGAACTTGACAGGCGCTTGCAAAGAGTAGTACCTCACCGTTATACTGAAGATGCAGACGAGAAGCCACGCTCTAGACCGCGAAGTGCAGTGACGAGTTCAGGCCGCGAATTTGCATCGAATAATGGCAGAGGTAATTCATTTACCTTGTCACCCGAACAGGTGAGGGCTATGAAAGATGCAGGTATGTGGGATGACGCTGAGAAACGAGCGAAGATGATTCGACGCTACGCCTTAGAAGCACGCAACAATAACGGTTAAGGAGTAATAAAATGGATTCACGTTTAAAGAAAAATTTATCTGCTGGAGACCGCGAAAATCGCGGCAGTCGCGACACGATTCGCGAGGCTCCAGAAGACAAACTTGTCTCGTCAGATGAGCGTCGCAAGATGTGGAAAGACGAATGGACACAAAGTGCATTGCCCGCTGTTCCTGATATGAAGGGATGGCACGTTTGCTGGTTATCGACAACTAACAGTTACGACAGCATAGATAAACGGATTCGACTTGGGTACGTTCCCGTGAAAGCGGATGAGATACCAGAGATGCGAAATAACCGTGTAAAAGCTGGAGAGCATGAAGGTTATATCTCGTGCAATGAGATGCTTCTGTACAAAATCCCAATGGATATGTACCAAGAGGTGATGGCTCATTTCCACCATGATGCACCGCTTGAAGAGGCGAACAAAATCAAACTTCAAGCAGAGCAAAATGTGGGACGCGATAGTCGGGGCAGAAGCCTCGGTCAGATTGAAGGCGAAGGGCTTAATGACATTGACAAACCAATTCCTGCTCCGCATTTTGCTGGGTAGGTTGTTTAACGATACAAAGGAGTAAGACTATGTCTTCAACCAATGCACCGTTCGGTATGCGTCCTTCTTTCCACCCTTCGGGTCTGGACAGAGCAG